ACCCCCCCCCTTATATGGTGGCATACCCAAAATCAAAGACCTCGCAAAAAAATTGAGTGCAAAAATCGTGTCCTTATTTTCCGTAAAAATAAAAAATAATTTTTATGGAGTCGTCAGGCTAAACTAAAAATTATTAAAAAATCTAAAAAATATTTTTTAAAAAATGTTTCGTATAATGCAGTCATAAAAAATCTAAAAAAATCTAAAAAAGATGTCAGGCTAAAAAAAATCTGGAGAATATTTTTCAGGTAAAAATCCCGAAAAAAAAATCACGCCACCATAGCCTGATTTCGGTCATAGACATTTTTTCAAATCCTTTTCTATCAAGAGCCATTTTTCTAAAAATACGAACAGAAAATTGAAATACAATTTTTATAAATGGGATTTGGCATATATTTTATACAATTGTCTATTTTCAAACTATTTTCAAACTATTTTCAAAACTCAAAAATGACAACATTATATACAATTCAAACAAAACTAATGAAAAAATCTGAAAAGATTTATGGTGTAGATTATAAAAATGCAGATAAACCCCCAACCTATGAATCATTGATGGATAATTTAAAATATTGGATTTTGAAAACTGAAAATGTCCCAATATATATTGATACACGAGTAAAAGGCACATATATTTGTCACGATGGTAGTGATGTAACATACCACTATAGTTGTCTTTTGGGAATTGAAAAAAAACCAACAACTCTGTTTGAGATGGCTATTTATGTAAATACATTATTAAAACAAATAAATGACAGTAAAAAAAATGAAGAAGCCAAAATACGCAAATATGTATTAGCCACGCCAATGCTATATACACACATCAAAACACGAGAACAAAGGAACACTATTGATATCATAAGATATGTTGGAGATGGAGAAATTGAAGCAAATGCAAAAGAAATAATTAATACTGACAAACCTGAAATAAAAAAAGAAAAAAATACATCATCACCAAATCCTACACGTCAAGCAAACAAAGCAAAAGAAATGGAGAAACGTAGAAAAGAAGAATATAAGAAACAAATTGCGGAAGCAGAAAAACATAGAATTGAACTTGAAAGAAAAAAGAAAATGAAAAAGTCTAAATAAATATAATATATATACACACACAAAAGGGTTGCTACTAATTGTCGTAAAATCCCATAAATGAGGATAATCCCAATTTTTTATGTGAAAATAGCCATTTTCTCAAAAAGACGAACAGAAAATTGCAAGGTCATTTTTGGCGACTAAAAGTCGCCTCAAATGACTTGGTGTTTCCTGAAAATCACAAAGTGATTTGCAGAAAATTGAAATATCTTTTTTATAAATATTCTATGGCATATATTTTATACAATTGTCTATTTTCAAAAATGCAAACAATGAATAATTATTATACTGAAAAACGTGCATTATATCTATCCCAATGTGTTTCTGGGAAGAAACCATTTACAGAATGGTTTCACCCTGTAATTATGAATGAAATAATGGCGTTCCCTTTTATGGAACGAACCATACCAATAACATTTAATCACTCTTATGCATTTAATCCAGAAGAACAATGTAAAATACAATTAATGGTTACAGATGCATACACCAGAAATAAACGCTTTAAAGAAATAGTAGATGAATTAGACTGGAAAACAGACAGTGTTGGAATTGTCAAGGGCTTTCACGAGACAGATTTTATTAAAGAATCAACAGGTAAAACAAGCGTTCATTTCAACGTTCAAATATTTTCAAAAACAAGAAGAGACCACAGAACATATCATTTTGTTACAGACAGATTTAAACTACAAATATTTAAAATCACATTTACAGATGAATTGGAGTTTTAAATCATATACATAAAATAAGGGTTGCTACTAATTGTCGTAAAACTCCATAAACGTGAGTCATCCCCAAAAATGGATAAAACCATTTTTTATTCTAAAGGAAAATTGGAAATAACTAATTCAGTTATTTTTTTTGCCCCCACTGCATTTGCTGGTAAATGCTGTCTTGTATATCGTGTTTTGATATTATATAAATAAAAATCTTTGAATATATCTCTTATATTTTGATTGTCATTAAAAGACATAATAAATCGCCCTTTGATGTTTCTCAATATATCCCTCATTTCAATAGGATTAAAACTGTGATGAGTATAATATCCTGAATTAGAACCCTCATAAGGGGGGTCTAAATAAAAAAATGTATTTTTACCATCATATTCTGCAATAACTTTTTTATAATCTTTGTTTAATATGATAGTATTTTTTAATAAAGGTCCAAACTTAGAATAATCTACTGCTATTTTATGAGCGTCTGATGCTGACAATGATGGAGCGTATGTATTTCCTTTTGCTAAAAAAGAATATTTTAATTTCTCAATAATAGACAAAGCATCTTTTTTATCTTTTAATTTATGCCACTCTTCTCTACTAATGCCTTCTCGTCGTATATTATCATTTATATATTTTGAACGATTTTTTAATCCTTTGAATGCAATATATACGTCTTTGTCTAAATCATTAATTACCATAGGGTTCGTTTTTTTATCCTCAGGAAGTCTAAAAAAAATATTACCACCACCTACAAATGGTTCTACATATAAATTATAGTCATCAGGAAAATATTCAATAAGTTGGTCTGCAATTCTACTTTTACCACCAAATCGTGCAAATGGAGTTGTCATTTATATATATTTAGAAAAGATAATGTATTCTATATATATAATGTCAAATATTTCAATAAATTATACATTTTCTCAAAGAATAGAATGTGTTTCTATGCGTATTGAAATAACTCAACTCAATTTATTTAAGGACTGTCATATTTCAGTATTATTATATGATATAAACGATATTTTTGTAAAATCTTTTACTTATAGATTGGAAGGTGATGAATATTTAGCGTGGAATAATGACGACCAATATATAATAAATTGGATAACTGCAAAACTTCAAGCAGAAAATTGCAAGGTCATTTTTGGCGACTAAAAGTCGCCTCAAATGACTTGGTGTTTCCTGAAAATCACAAAGTGATTTGCAGAAAATTGATTCATATAAATAATATAAAGATATGTATTATATATAATATATAATAGAAATGTGTAAATCTTGCTTATCAATTAAATTAAGACAAATAGATGAAACAATTGAAACTATGAAAGAAGAATTACAATACGTTAGTTGTGATTGCTGTGTCGCATATGCGAAGTTCTGCACTACTCAAATGTTTCGCATAAAATTATTGTGCCATATAAAACTAAAAATGGAAGATGATAATAGTCCAAAACTGGAAACACTTGCCGATACAACTCATACAGATATACGAAATGCATTAGACAATTTCTCCAGTGAGTTATTTGATAAAAAAGAAACAATACAAGAAAATGAATATTTAGAAAAAATGGATGAATTAAAAGACATATATAATCACGTTCAACAAGTCATAGAATTAAGCCATAAATAAACCAGAAAATCACAAAGTGATTTGCAGAAAATTGATTTATGCAAACAATATAAACATATTCATCATATATAATATATAATAATAAGATGTCATTACCAACTCACCTTGAAATCATTAATGCAATGGAAGAATATGTTTTAGATAAAAAGAAACCTATGAGTAGTAGAGGCTGTGTATTTAATTGGATGAGTGAATATTCACAAGAAAATCATATAAGAATGGTCGTGATTGTCAATAAATTATTAAAAATCAATCCAGATTATTATGACGAAGATTTTGATATACCTAAAGAAGACATAAAAGAAATATTTAAACTTGGATGTGATATACACAATAGTGGTGGATTTACAGCACAACAAGCGTGTTATTATATTGCAGTCAATTTTATTTCTAAACATAATAATGTGAAAGCAATTGAATATTGCTGGAATAATGCAGGTGATTGGAAAAACTAAACCTTATTCTCTACACCCATTTCTAATTCCTTTTCCTCAAACTTCTCCTCTAAATCTACAGCCCTATGTATTTTAAGACAACAACAATCTACTCTATCACATTTTGATTTAAGGCATACACGTATTGTTAATCCTAAAAAACCGAACAATAATCCTGCAATTGAAATCCAAAAAGCCTCACTATATACTCCCTCCATCTATAGTATCTGTCTCTAAATTAATCGTCTCCCTATTTGTATATTTCAAACAAAATAGTTTAAACTCTAAAAATAATACTTTTTGCTTGGCTTTCTCTAATTTTGTCATAACATTACTGCATCTGCTATGGCATAAACCTTTTTTAATGTCTTTGAAACATATATTACAATGTCTGTCAGGTATTGTAGGAGATATTGCTAAATCTCTTTTAAACTGTAAAATAGAGTCTATTGAAATCTGATTGCCGTGAGTATCATAAACATATCTGGGCTGAAATTGGTCGTTAGAAACTAATTCAAAATCCATTCTATATATATTATTTAGAATACTTATTATCCTAAATAACTAATTATAATAAATTATAAATGCGATTCCATTTGATATTTCTTTTGTTCTCACCTTATTAAATCCAAACTCTTTTAATTGATTCGGGTCTAATTGCCTAAATCTATAGAAATTATCAGTTTCATCGCATTTACTATATCTATATCCATTACTTTTGAGAAATTGTATAGCCTTTTTTTTAGAATATATTGATTTTTTAAATATTATAGATTGAATATGATAATCCATATATAATATATTTACAATTTAAATCTAAGTGGGACTAACTTTTTACGTCCCTGCCCCTGAATAGAGGTCATTGAGCCAATATTTTTTTTTTGAACTCCAGCCATACCCATTCCTAAATGGTGAGTTCTCCCCTGATGCAATGCTAAATGGACTAAAGGTTTGATTATGTGTTTTGTGTGTCCTAAATGAATGAAACGTGCCATTATATATAACCAAAAGAAAAAAAATAAAAAATCTTTGATTTTTCATTTTTCCTTGCAAAACAAAAAATGGCTTTTAGCCATTTCTTTGTTTCTGTAAAAAATTATTCTTTAAATGTTAATGGTTCAATAGTTTTTACCAATTGAGGCTTTTCAGTAGTTTGTTCTTGCAATTTTTCACGTAAAGTTCTCCCCTGCCTAACTATTAAACTGATTAAAACATTATTATCCTGTGCTTGTATTCTATTTAGATTTTGGTCTTGGAAATAAACAAAGAAGTTATTAAATGTTCCATAATTGCAATTTATCCACTTCTCGTATGTAGGTGTATATGTTATATTTGAACCAAATGTAGTTCCTGAAATACTGATAGTATCTAAAATATCACTGGGTGTAGCACAATTATTATTGCATAAATTGGTTCTCACTACAATAGAATTGATAGGCGTAGCATTTGGAGTTATATTGGATAAAAAGTTTAATGATGTAATAGTGCTTGTTCCACTGGGATAAGTTCCAGCAGTAAAGCCTAAAATACTATTCAGACCTCCAGTGCTGGGGAATACAATCTGTGGAGTTGCATAATCAGTAGCAGATGGATTTATATATCCAAATGGAAATGTATATCCTGCAATAGAACTCGATATTACAGGACTGACAATAAATTGATTTGCATAATATGTAGTGTTTGTATATAAATAAATGAAAAATACATATTTACCAGTAGCATCGTCAGTGCAATACATATTATTTGTTATAAAATATTGTTCTAAATAATTATTAATATCACTTGTAGTATAAAATCCATCAGGTATAACCACTGTGTATGTAACCGCATTAATAATAAACTGAAATGTGGTATTGTTATATAAACCCTTATTTAAATTAAAAAATGAATATGGTATAACAATTTGAGAAATGCATATCTCTGCACCCTCCTCAATCTCAAATGACCCATTTACAAACTTATATAGATAAGAAGTATTGTCGCTATTATTAACATTTGAACTATTCAATAATAAATTAAATGGCATTATATAATTCTCTTAGATATTCTAAAACTCAATAGAACGTTATTATCTAATAAAATCAATGGATTGCCATTTTGGTCGCATATTTGAATTGTTATATTATTATAGCGACCTTTTCTCAATTTAATCAAGTTCTTTTCGTCTCCATAATATGTAGTATTTGAACCAAATGAATAAATAAATGGTAAAGCGTCTAAAATATCTGTTAATACATATATTGTGTTTTCTACTAAATTACACCTAATAATAGCACCATATATAAAGTTCATTCCAATACCATAAGGCATAGTATATGTTGCTGTTGTAGGAATAGTTGAAAATAAATCTGTGCTTGAAACACCCATATAGCCTAATGAATATTTATTTGGACTAACTGAATAACCAGCAGTTGATTGAGAAACATTTAAAAATACTTGGCAAGGAGAACTTGAAACATTTTCATAGCCATTTACCCAATTTACACCAATAGGAGTAGTATTTACAGCAGTTATTGCAGTTATTGCAACATTATTTACATTTAAAATATTTAGCACCTCAATCTCAATTGAACTGTTAATAGATGAACTTATAGTATTTGTAAAAGTGAATGTAGTCCAAGCACCTGCAACTGGTGTAAAAGAGTTAAATACTCCATTTATACTGGTTCTTATTTGGATTGTAGCGTCAGCATTTTTCATATATGCTGAAAAAGACCAAGTATATGTTCCAGCATATCCATAAAAATCTTGTGCTATTTTTAAACCTACAGTTCCAGATGTTACTGAATATAAAATATATTGTGGAACTGGTGGAGAAACTAAAACCAAACTATTTGTTCCATTTCCAACATAATATTGTAACCCTCCTGAATATATAACTGATAATAAAAATGGATTTAATTGATATGTTGGAAATAAAAAATAACTATTTGTTGATATTGGAAAATCACTAAAACTACCATTTTGTATAATAATATTATTATATGTTATATTTGAACCATATTTAGTGGTAAGAGATGAACCTATAATTGGTTGTGCCTCTGTATTTGTAGTATATATTCCATATTTTTTTGTATCACATACTATACTTTGGGGATAAATAATTGTTGCATTAGTAGAACCAGTTGTATTTTTAAAATAATAATGTCCGTTATTATACATTGTTTGATGTAATGCTGTATTTAATGCTGGAACATCATAATAACCAGTTGGTAAATCAACCCAATTTATATATTTATCATAAGATGTGGTATAAAGTTCATTAACTAATGATGAATATGGTATAGCATTTTTTAAAGTAATAAGTATTAATGACGAAGAAGTGCCTGAAATATTTGGATACGCATCTACTGCTGTTATGTAATTAAATAAATTAAAATTATTACCAGCAAATGATGTAGGTGGTAAATACATATTAACTTTTGGAATATAGGATATATTTGCTACTGGTGGAACTATAGATACTAACATTTTATTTCCTACAATATATGCAGTTCCTGATGCCAGATTTGAAGGTAATCCTATTGAACTAATACTTTGGTCTAGTGTAATAGTTGCGTGTAAATTGCCAACAAACGTGTCTGCTACATCATACACTATGTTTGTGACATAATATACTCCAGTAAGTCCTGTTATTGTTATAGCATATCCAATATAAATTATACCAGCATATATTGTTATATTAAAAGTATTAGAATTACTAACTATTCCATCACTGACAAAGGCAGTTGCATAATTACTTCCACCATAGAATGGTAATCCAGACATTATATAAGCAAATTGGTTATTGTTATACGACGATGATACATTTGCAACAGAATTAGGTAAAATAAGAGAACCTATATTTAAATTATCATTATCGTCTATTTGTAATGCACCTTGTTGAAAGTTATATACATATGTGTTGTTATTAGGTCCTACATTATTTTTTGAGTTTAGTGTTATATTTTTGGATAGTCCGTTAAACATTTATATATATTAAGGAAAGGTAATAATTAACGTTATTAGAACGTTTGGGTCTAATGCTAAAATTGGATTATAATTTTGGTCTGCAAATGATACTATTAAATTATTAAATCTGCCCTTTTTCATTTTTACCATATTGTTAGTAAGTGGCTGATAATTAATATTTGAACCATAAGTGGCTGTTATAGGAAAACTGTCTAAAATATCACTTGGATATGCAACATCATTTTGAACTAAATTACACCTAACTATAACACCATTTACATATGAACCTAATGGTGCGAATGGAGGAGAACCAGATAATGAATTACCATTGGTAGAAACAGATAAAACAGTGGTATATCCAGTGTATGTAGTAGGATAAGATGCTGGAGAAACAAAGCCCAATAAATTGCCTAAATAATTTGATGTAGGAGTTGTAGTTCCTGAAAAAACCAATTGTGGCACTGCACCAGCATAAGTGGGATATGTTCCAGTCCAAGCAGTAGTTCCATTACTACCATCACCAGCCACATATCCAGTTCCAAATACAGTTGCTATACTGGCAGATACAGGAATGACTAATGTGGTTATTGTATTTGCATACAATGATGTATTTGTAGATATGCTTATAGGATAAACATAAATATTACCACTTGTTCCTGATGTCGCAGAATATAAATACCAATAGTGTCCGTTTGTTTTTAATTGTGCCTGAATTATGGTATTTAAATCACTAACTGTATAAAACCCATCACTTATAGTGTAAGGACCATAAGTAGTATTTCCACTACCACCTGAAGGCATAGTATAAGACCAAGTATTATTGCCTAATGCAGATGTTATGTTTCTCCACGAATATGGAATAGTTACCTGTGAAACAGTCATAGTAGAACTCTCAGGTATATTTACTGCACCATTTATGAAATTGTATTGAAATGTGTTATTATTTAAACCGACTAAATTGTTTGAATTGAGGGTAATATTATAAGAAGGCATTATATAAAGTATTAAGATAATAAATCCATTTTTAGAAAAAAATGGAGTTAAACAACCAACCAGCCTAATTAATATATAATACAGCCCAATTTGTAGCACTAGTAACTATAAACTCTACACATGCTTGAGTAGTTGATAATGTTATAGATGATGCAGATGCAGTAGTAGATGATACAGGCATTGTAGTATTTGTTCCATTTGGTGTTATTGTTAAAGTTATTGCTAATGTTCCTATTTTTCTCACCAATAATTTAAATCCAATATATGAACTTGTCAATGCAGGTAAATTAATAGTTCCATCACCTGTAAATTGGCATAATACAGATGAAGGCATAACTGCAGGAACGGTATAAGGACTGCTTGTGCCTGTAAATGTGGATGTATTTATATTTTGAACTGCATTTTGAGTTATATTTGAAACATTTACAGTTCCTTTCAAGTAGGTATTTGTAACGCTACTATTTCCTATATAAACACTATTACTGGCTGGACTTGAAATTGTTTGTGTATTGATTGCAGTTATATTGGTATATGTAGTAGTAGATACATTAGAAAGAGTTGTGCCTGAAACCACTGATGTATTGTAACCCACAAAAACATTCATATCGCAATTTGTTCCCGCCAGACCATAGCCCGCTAAACTACCTATTGCCACATTTTTGCTGGATTTCATAGAATAATTTCCATACTCATTTGCTAATGCCCTATATCCTATAGCCACATTATCTGCAATATTATCTGCCCCCACTAACAGGGCATATGTTCCAAGTGCCAAATTACGTTGCACGTTTGTGCTATTTGCGGTTTGAGGAGTTGCATAAGTGGCTATGGTTTGAAATCCCATACAAAAGTTCTCACTACCACTACCAAGACCTGCCCCACTTGCAGTGGAAAAAAATGAGTTATAATTTCCACTGGTTAAACTATACCCTGAAATAAAACCGATTCCAATATTTGTATTACCACCTCCAGCAGTTAATTTTTCCAGAGACCTATAACCAATACCAATATTTTCACTATTAGTAGTAATAAGTGGTAAAACTCCTGAACCAAGTGCCAGATTAGAATTACCACTGGTTAATGCATTTAATGAGTTTCCAACACAAGTATTATATAAATTACTGGTAGTCAGATTTCTCAATCCTCCACCAATAGATATACTGTTAGAATCTACTGGTGCATTAAAATATGCTATACCTGTAAATGTTTGTGTTCCACTCCAAGTATGTGCGGTTTGTGGATAAAGTGTATCTGTAAAATATCTGGTAACAAACACATAATTAGAACCTACATTAGTAAATGTAGTTAGAGTAGATGATGGTAAATATACATTATAATAGTTGTCATTCGTCCAAAAATTATAAGTATCAGTTTTTGCATAATTAAATGATTTTACCCAAGCAGTAGTAGCCACTATTGTCGAGTTCTCTGCACCCACAGGTGTAACAGAAGTCATAGATGTAGTAGCCACAATATTTAATGTTGTAAAAGTCTCTGTATTTGGATTAAATGTAAATGTAGCGTGTTTTTGTAATACTCCATACCCATTGGTAGAATTATCAGTATATGTTATGTAGTGTGTTGCATTGGCATTATTATTTTGGCTATAAACATTATTGGCATTTAATGCAGTTCCCTGTATCACATTGGTGACTGTTAAGTCAGTCGTAGTTATAGTGCCTGTATTTGATATTCCATTTGTAGTAAGTGTCCCATTAAATGTAGTATTAGTAGCGACTGAATTAGGTGTTCCAATTCGTCCTAAATATAGTGTGGAATTACTGGTATCTACCCAAAATTGTGAGTTATAAATTATACCTGTAAAATATTGAGTTGGGGGATTTCTTTCGGTCATATTAAAATATATTTAGATATAGTTTCAATAAAAATATCTATTTACTATATAAAATGAGTGACTATAAAGATACGATAAAGGACTGGTATCATATAGCGGGTAAAAAGACAAAAGATAATAAGATAAAACCTGATAAACACTATAATCAACATTTAATTAAACCTTGCAGTATGATTATGATGATTGGACCGACTGGCAGTGGAAAAACTACTGCCTTAGTTGAGTTCTTGAGTAGAAAGAGTGATGCATTTTATAGAATCATTATTTTCTCTGGTTCTACTACAGATGAACCGCTACTCAATTTTCTCAATAAACATATTGAAGGAATTGAACTAATAGACAATGCAGATGAGTTGCCCGAATTGACTGAGTTTAATGATGAAGATAAAAAGACAGAGAAACTTATAGTTTTTGATGATTTTATTAATCTCAAAAATAAAGAAAAAGAAAAAATACAACGCTGGATAAATAGCAGTCGCAAATATGGTTTCACTTGCATTTCAATGGTGCAGAACTATGTAAATGCCCCTATACAAATGAGACGAAATACAATGTATTTTATAATATTTAGATTACGAGACAATAATACCATAAAGCAAATACTGAAAAATCATAATATGGGTTATGATAAAGATGCAGTTATGGATGCATATTATAAAGCGACCGATAATCCTAAAGATTTTTTCACTATAGACCTGACAGCCAATTCACCTGCACCATATAGACATAATTTTACAGACGTATTAGATATACCAAAGGAAGAAATAAAGAAGAAAATTGAAAAGTAATTTAGCATTGTTTGATATGTCAAGTATTATACGATGGATTATTCTAAAACTATTATGTATAAAATTGTCTGCAACGATATTGCTGTGACTGATGTGTATGTAGGTCATACTACTGATTTTATAAATAGGAAAGCGTGTCATAAACGTAATTGTAATAATAGTAATCGTAGAGAATATAGTCTAAAATTATATCAATATATACGAGAAAATGGTGGTTGGGACAATTTCTCTATAATTATCATTGAAGAATATCCTTGCAATAATAAAGAAGAAGCCAGACATAGGGAACGTTATTGGTATGAAACGTTGAATGCAACATTAAATATGGTATGTCCTATAATAAGTGACGAAGAAAAACGAGAATATTATAAACAATATGAGGAAACACATAAAGAAGAAAAAAAACAACGAACTAAATCATATAGTGAAACTCACAAAGAAGAACGAAAACAATATTATCAAACTCATAAAGAACAAAAATTAGAATATTACAAATTACGACAAAAAATAAAATATACTTGTGAATGTGGTTCAGTATGTAGTATAACAGATAAATCTAAACACTATAAATCTATAAAACATCAACGATTTTTAGCAGACATAAAACCCGATTTAGGCTTATAGCCATTTTGGAAAATAATCTCGCTACATAGTATATTATGTATTCATTATTAAAGAAAAATAATGCAGGTCAAACCTACTTTGATGCAATCTATAGCGGTCGCAATGACTTTCAACCAAAAGTCCGTGCGATTTTACAAAAATATGGCGATATACCTATTGTAGGGGCAGAAATAAGACGCACCCCATTATCTACAGTTATGATGGCTACATTATCTGTAGCCAGTTTCGGTAAAATAGACAAGAACAATCCTTACGATAAACTTTTTCATTTATGTATGGTAGTAGAATTAGAGGGAGGCGTTCAAATATTAATTGAGAAAAATGAAGTCATAAATATGGAAGTAAATACTCCAGTTCGTCCTAATACACAATCAAGGCAAATTGATAAACTCAAACCATCTGCCAAACTAACTATAAAACAAATGATGCAAAATACGAAAGATAGAATGGGAAGTAAGTTTCATCTTTATTCGGCACGAGACTGCAATTGTCAAGATTTTATACGAAATGTATTGATTGCGAATCGTTTAGATACACCTGAACTGTTAGCATTTGTGAAACAAGACACCAGACAAGTGTTTGAAGGACTGACATATTTGAGAAAGGGAATCAATTCACTAACTGATTTTGCCAGTAGGTTGAATGTTATAAAAGAAGGGGCAGGACAGCCTGATTTAATAGTTCCACATAGTGGATTGTCATTACGTAATGGATTATATAGTGATGAAGTGGAAGAAATATTGCACGATGCTGGAGTAAAGAACTTTGGTGGAGTATATTCAAAAGATAGATTGCCTACTACTCTAAAAAAAGGGTGGTGGTATATAATTAATTTAGAGAACTTTGCAGATGGAAATGGGACACATTATGCCTGTTTCAAATATGGAAAAAACATTGAATATTATGATTCTATAGGATTTCCTCCACCATTACAGGTATTGAAATTAAAGGAAAATGCTGGTAATATAAAATGGAGTAATAAACAAATACAGGATTTAGGTTCTACTGCTTGTGGGTGGTATTGTATTGCACGAATAACCAGCAAATTGCCATATAAGAAGTTTATTGACAAGTTCTCCAGTGATACATTTATGAATGATAAAATACTCAAACAAATGCTTACTGATAATGGTGTGGAATGCTAGACTATATGATATTTGCAGGAAACCAAGGTTTCCTCACACTCCTTCCTTTCACTATATAATATTTGCAGGAAACCAAGGTTTCCTCACACTCCTTCCTTTCACTATATAATATTTGCAGGAAACCAAGGTTTCCTCACACTCCTTCCTTTCACTATATAATATTTATATGAAATATTATACAGTTATTTTCTTATTTAAGGAAAGGTCGTAGGAAAACGTAGTTTTCTTACTATTATACAGTTATTTTCTTATTTAAGGAAAGGTCGTAGGAAAACGTAGTTTTCTTACTATTATACAGTTATTTTTCTTATTTAAGGAAGGGTCGCAGGGAAACCTTGGTTTCCTGCCTAATTAGTAGTTAATAAACCTGTTTCTACATCTACGACACCTTCTCTGTAATATTCAATAAAGGTAACTATATCAAGAGCCTGTAGAGTATTGTTAGTGAAACTGATATTGATATTACGAGAAGTATTGAGGTCGGCAAGATTGCCACGTTCCAAATTGACGAAATAAACTCTGTATCCATTCTCCCACATAGCCTGACTGATTAGACCAGATGAAATACCAAATGAATCACCATTGATTTTCTCATAAATAGAAACTTGTTCTAAGAAATTGCTGTAGGTATATGACAACACATTCGCCAAAACATTGACACCTCCAATACTGACCTGAAGATTGATAAGACTGGCATTACTGGTGGTAAGTGGAGCAGTATCAAATGGAGAAAGTTGTTGGGAGAAAGTCGTAACACTTGATGCGACTGATGTTCCGTTCGTAGTAACGGCACCGTGATTAGTAAGTTGAGACCCAGTAGAATTACTCAAATATGGGAATATGATGATTGATTTAGGATTTACCACACCAGATTGGACGAGTCCTGAAAATGTGCTTCCTGCAGAAATGTTATTAAAGTTATTGGTTAAGACAGAGTGCCATACCACCTTTTTAGAGCGGTTATTAGAAATGTAATAGTCCAATTTCTCAGGTTTCAATTGAATGTATGTGTAATACATTCTGCAAGATGTTAAGAAATGACTTGCACCAGATGAAGCCAAATTGACAGTTGTTCCAGATGCATTGAGTGAAGTGGCAGTAGGCGTTCCAATAAATAGACCAGATGCAATTGCTGTAGATGTGGCAGGAACGTTGGTAAGAGCAGTATGCATAAGGGGACAAGTGTTCGTAAATGTATTTCCTGAAGCCGAATGAATTAGAGAAGGAGTATTGACAGTAGTAGAATATGTAGTGCCAGATGTAATGTTTGTAACAATTTGTCCGACATTCAAATAGACTCTAAACGTAGAATCAAACTTTTTCATTAATGGTAGAGATTTCATAGAGTCAAGAATATCTTGCATTCTGACGACGGCTACGTCATACCAGACCATATAGTTGGTATTGAGGATAGTGTAGTATGGTTTAAACTCATTTGCGACTTTGGTAGTGTTGGTAATGCAGTTGGTTTGAGTGCCTGAACTTCCACCATAGAAGTTTTGAGAACCTACTACAGGAGTAGCAACAGACATATCATTTATTTTTCTCATTCTTGAGAATAGACCGTGATTATAAGTTCCTAAAAATTGAGTTCCAGCAATTGGTTGGTCTCCAAAATCCGCACCAGTTGGACCATAGAATTGAATAACATCAGTGGCTATTGTCGCTGCCGTCATTGCTTGAGATAGAGTAAGAGATGTTCCTGAAATCGCTGCGACAAATGTGTTTAATGCAACAGTTCTGCCTACCACCAATTGCCCTACTTTGATGGCAGAGTTCGCTGCACTCAAAGTGACCGCTGTAGTTGCTAAAGTAGAGGTGACTTGTTGTGCTGTGATTAATGCGAATTGAGTATTGGAAATAGGAAATGGAAGATTGTTAGTGACACCATTTCCGTTTGATTGCAAACCAGTAAGAGATGGAAATGTTCCAGTAGAGGCTTGTGCTACTGCAGAGCCGTTAAAAATCATACTTTCCCAATTATCCAGCACATTACCCATACCAAGAGTTGGACCATATGAGTTAAGGTCATCTTGGCTCATACTGCTGAGTAATTTAAACCCTACATAGGTATTTAAATTGGGAACATATTGTTCCACAGTGCGACCATTAATCTGGAGGTCGCATCCATTTACCAATTGGAAATAACCAGATTTCAGTGCAGTAGATGCAAATGACCCTGCAACTGGAGCAACTAAACCACCTGAATATGCATAGGCAGATACAATGGTTATAGGTATAGTCATAAACATAGAACTTGGGTCTATTAATTGAGTTGAATTGTAAATTGATGAAAGGTCAAATTGAACTAAACTTAGCCCAGATGAGTTTTGATACACTCCACCGTTAATATCATTAATGTAGTTGTAGTTTTTAGAAGCGAATGGTGTTTCTAAATCAACGCCCTGAGGTAAAGTAGATTTGCTAAATAGATAGCCGTCCGACATTGTATATATTATGTCTAAAGATATTTTTTCCAGCCTAAATATTTTGAAATATATTTCAATTTAGGAGAACATTGGTTTTTAGATGATTAGTATTTTTGTGGCAATTATTTTCTATTTAGAGTATATATAAAATATGCCGAAAAAACCGATTATTAGTTCGTTAGACCAAGAAATCGCATTCCAAAATGAAGACGCAAATAGGTATGCCAAGAAAAATGATAAACTTGGTGTTGCCACAAATAAAATTAAAGCGACTGTTAAACCTCCCCCATTACCTAAACAAGATGCACTTGGTTCTCGTATTGAGGCTATAAATAAGGTGTCTAATACATTAATGATAAAAAATGATAGAATAGGTAGAAATGCCAGACAAAACCCAGACAGACCTGTAAAATTATTTTCTAAATTGGACGAGGATATGGTGCAAGAATACCAGAAAAAAATACCATCTACTTTTGAATATATAGACCCGAATACAGGAGAAACAAAATATAGAAAATATTTACCACCAAATGCTGTGCCTCAATTGGAAGAAAATGCTGATTTCATACCTGAAAGTGAATTAAAACGTGTAGAAGGTGAAGTGCAAGACCAAATTGATGAATTATTACAAATAATAAAATTAGAAACAGCAAACTTGCAAAGATTAAATAGATTACAGGAACAAACCAAACAACAAATCAATGAAGGATTTTATGGATTGGAAGAAGGACAGACTCAACTAGACGAAATTATGTATGCTATTGATAAGAAGCAAGACCGACTCACTGAAGCAGAGCAAAAATATAATTCTGCGATTGAGTATAAAAAAAATATACGCCCTAATTATGAACGATATAATGCAGAAGTTGCATCATTAAAAAAACGCAATTTGCAAAAAGTCAATATGTATAGAGACGAATTAAATCTATTAAATAAGGGTGCTTTCTCCACTGAAAAGGCTGATAATGAAAGTGAAATAGATTATTTACAAAGATTACAAAGAAATGCTGAACTATTAGCCCCTGATGATGAATTGTATGATGCAAAACAGGCTACAATCAATGATTTTAGAATAAAAATGCGAGAACTTATCAAAGACCCTGTCATCATAGAACAAGTTATAAATGCATTAGACTCCAATGATGAAGATATTGATAATAAGGCTACATTATTGAAAGAGTGGGCTGTAGTGAAGCGTAAGTTTATTTCAACTTATGGAATAAATAACCCTAAAATTACAGCCAGTGATATTATTACATTTTTCAATTATTTTCTGACAATCGGAGAAAGTGGGTTGAGTATGGCTGTGGAAAGTGAAATGAAATCTCCTAGTGAAACTGGACTAAATAATGATGGTGTAGAAGTTATATATGAACCTGCTTATGATATTGCTGTAGTAGTTAATCACGCTACTGAAAAATCATTATTTTTTAAAATGGCTACTGATAATACTAAGTATTATTTACTATATTCATTCACTGGAGAAGAAGGTTCATTTAAACAATATTTTGATAGTCGTTCAAATGTTGTATATTCACAAAAAATACCTGCAGATAGGAAGCAAGGACAAAAGAAAGCAGGAGAAAGTTCATCATCTACACGAGAAATTGAAAATAAAACTGGACTAACACCTATTCAAATTAATAAAGCGTTTAATGTTCCTAATCCATCATCACTTGTATTGAGTGAAAGTAAAATTATGAAAACTATGCGTGATAACAATATACCGGCTATTTCAATTGTAGATGAACGTGTCCGACAAATACCATATGCATCTACTAAAAATGGACCAATTAAATATACTGAATATGGTATGGGATTGCATAGTGCAATGCAAGGTGTTTCTACCGAACATATACCACAGTATATTCCATTTGGTTCTGTCATTATTTTGATGAGAAAATTGTATTACAATAATCAGTTGGCGGTTCGTAACAAACATATGAAGACGATTGCAGGATTTAAAACTGAGAAAGTGAGTGAGCCATTTGTAAAAATTATAACAAATATGGTGAAAGGCATTCAGCCTACACATAGTGATATAACTCAATTGTCAAATAAAGAAAGAATGTTATACGATAAATTGGTTATGCTTGGTAATTTGAATAAATCAGTCCCCCATCAAGGTGATAGAACTGTAGATGAACTGAAAAAACGATTAAAGGTTATTGAAGCCGAAATAGAGATTGGAAATAATAACCCTATGTTGAAACAAGAAATATATACCATATTGCATTCATTGAAGAGTTTCAAGGTGATTACTCAGGGGCAAATTGATAAATATATGCGTCAATTATAGTATTATTTTTTCTCATAATATATAAATGAAGGGAATTATATATAAAATATCATCAAGTGCAGGACTACCATATATAGGTTCTACTACACAACAATTAAGCAGAAGAATGAGTAAGCATAGACAAAAAAGAAAATGTATGTCTCGCATTCATATTAATCAACCAGATTTAGAAATAACTATTTTGGAAGAAGGAGAATATGATAGTGATTTAGATTTACGAAAACGAGAAACAGTTTGGATGAAAAGTATATCTTGTTGTAATAAGCAATTGTCTTATAATGAAGAAAGACAACAAAAACGGGAAGGATATGATAAACAATATGAAAAAACCAGATTATTGAGAAAATTGCCATTTTTTAATGCATCATTTTAAATATTTAGGCATTTTATTTTCTATATTTAGATATATAATGTATCAAAAAGTTGGTATTCAAAAACTGTCTCACGGTCAAATAGTTAAACTATTGCAGGGTAAAAGAATTAGAGTTAAAAAGGGGTCAGGGCAAGAAATACATATGACTAAAGAACACGCTAAAAAATTAGAATCAGCACATAAACGTGGTTGTGGTATTACTATGGCTTGTGACCCTTATTGCTGTCAAATGAATCAGCATTTAAAATCTGGGTCAGGACAAATCTCTGATGTGGTTGAAAGTCTTCTTCCAATTGCAAAATCTCTGGGTTTAGGTAAGCCTAAAAAAGGGAAAGGACCAGTTACTGATGTAATAGAAAAATTATTACCTGTTGGAAAAGCACTTGGTTTAGGAAAGGCTAAAAAGGGTTCTGGAAAAATTACTGACGTAGTGGAAGCAGTTCTCCCGATTGCAAAGACACTTGGTTTAGGAGAAAAATCAGGAGGAGCATTAATGCCTGCAGGATATGGTGTTAAGAAAGGACGAAAAGGTGGTAAAGGAGATATAGGACAAAATATTGGAAGAGAACTTGGTGGATTTTTTGGAAATATGTTGCCTATTTAGGCAAAATACCTTTTATTGGTAAATAGCCAATTTAGGAATAAAGATAATTCTATGAAATATTATCTTTATTATGTATATAATGCCACGATTAGAAAAAGGTAGTGCAGAAGCAAAACAATATATGGCAGAATTGAGAAGTCGCAGAGGTCAAAGCAAGGTTGTTGCAGAACCTGAACCAGTTATACCTGTTAAAAAATCGGTTGCAAAGCCTAAATCAGGAAAAGGTCCAAGTCTTTTAGACCAACTAACCAAGGCTGGAACTAAAGCAGGTCAGCCATTTGATACTGCAATTGGAATAAATCCATTCACACTTGGAAAAACACTTGGCGAGGATTATATAGGTCCTGAATTAGTGAAGAGATTTCCATTAAAGGGACGTGGTAGAAAACCAAAATGTGAAGATATATGTTAATTACCATAAAATACGTTTAGCATAATAAGATGGAGAACCTAATTCACCTTTCTCGTGTTTATGCCTGATATGATATAAACGTCTTCTTTGATTAGCATATGCTAAACCCCTTTCTTCTATATAAGTAGGATAGTCTTTGTAGTGAATATCTCCTATACTGCATATATAGTTTCCATTCCAGTCCAATACATCAATCTTTTTTCCTTTTTTATGAGAACTTACAATTTTCACACCCAATTTTTCGGCTTGATTGTATGAATAGTTTTTTATATGATACATTTATATTTTATACAGAGATTATTTAGACGATTATAAACTAATAAATTATATTGATTTAAAAACAATTTCTTATAATAATATATAGTAAATATGTCAGAATACAATAAACAATATTATCAAAAACTCAAATTGGAACACCCTGAAAAACTGGAGCAGTATAGGATAAATGCATATCAAAAGAATCGTGACCGTATCAGTGTATTTAATAGGGAATATTACGAGAAAATGAAAATAGAAAATCCCGAAAAAATAAAACAATGGAGGGATACTGCTTATCAAAATTATAAAAATACGAACCCTGAAAAACTTAGGCAAAATGGTAGAGAATCTGCACGTAGATATTATGAAAAAAATAAAGAAAAATGCATTCAAAGAACAAGAGAATATATACTAAAAAAACGAGAAGAGGAAGGCATTCAAGTAAGACCAGTAGGCAGACCCAGAAAGGTAAATCCCGATTCTGTGAAAAATACTGATTCTGTGGAAAATCCAATTGTAGAAGATATTTAGGCAAAATACCTTTTATTGGTAAATAGCCAATTTAGGCAATTTTATAAATATTAATTATAAAATTGATTTAAAAACAATATCTTATATATATTATATAAGCAAAATGTCATTTAGGAAAATCACGAAAGATACTATTAATAATAAGCAAAAAGACTTATTGCGTCGCTACTATAATATCAAAAATGGGACTACATACAGGGATATTTCTGGTATTGCAAACAAAATGCGAGTCTCAAGTCAGGAGGCTTATGAAAATATTAAATCTCAATTCAATACTGATATTGATAAGGCACGACGATTTAGAGAGAAACAAAGAAAATCACAAAGTGGCAAAAAATACTACGAAGAAAATGTTAGGGTTGTAAATCGCAATGATGATTTATATCATATATTGAGGGATATGCTTGGAAAATCATTAGTTATAACTACACTCAAAGAAAAAGGTGGAGATATTTTTAGAACAAGCCACGAAACTATACCAGATACTATAAAAGGGTTTAGTGATTGGTGGAAAAAAACAGGAATGTGGATAGTTCTAATAGAAAGTCAGATTCCAATTTACAATGAATACCCTGATGCAGTTATTTATATATATGAGGCTATAAAAAAAATAAATACCACAAAAATCAAGCAATATTTCAAAGAAGGTAGTGTAAATTGTTTATTAAAACCAATACTCAAGTGGGCTAATGAATGCAAGGAAAACGCTAAAAGTGCAAGGTCAGTATCCAGATATAAAACAATTATTAATAGAATAAATAATATTGCGTTTGAAATAGGAGATAATGGTGTGAGTGAGGCTGAAATGGCAAGAATATCACAAGAAGCACAGGTAGATATAAGTATTGAAAAACCTATTATTGTAGGTGAAGAAAAATACGTTACAGAAACCAAATCATCTAAAAAGGCATTGAAACATTTTATTCTTAGAAATACCCAAATTAATCACGTAGAACAAAATGAATTGTTATATTTAAATAACATTGAAATTGTTTCACGAGATAAGTTGTATTCTATAAAATCAGAATTAGACCAAAATGGTATATACTCTGAGTTTAGTCGTGATTTAAATGGAATTATATCTATAAATACACTGGAAAAAACGTGGAAATTATCCAATGAGTTTATGGAGTTGATTAATGCAATGGAACAAGAAACAGGATTGATTGATTGTTATATAGATGATATTGATAATGCAGAATTATCTAAATATATACTATATGGAACTCATTACAATGCCACAGTTGATTTTGATATGACATATAATAACGTTAATCATATGGATATGAAGACAGCCTATGCAAATTATAGAAATTGCGAATATTATGAGGGCTTTTTAGGGAAAATCACAGATTTTAGAGAAACAGATAGAATAGAAGGCGTTGGATTATATCAAATATATGACCTTGTATTAAGTCCAATCGTAAAAAAATACAATGATAAACTAAAAATATATTTTGATAATAACATATATCCATCTCCTGAATTACAATGGTTATTACGAAATGGATGTTCGTTTAAAATCTCATATGGTTGCTGGGGTGCATTAGAACATCATTTCAATATGCATAATTATCCATTCTTATTTAAAAAATATGATAAGGTAAAAGGATATGCAAAATATGTAGGTATGTGTGATAGTCATTATCTGACTAAAAAGTTTTCGTGCTATGGCACTGAAGAATTGGCATCTACCTTAGACAATTGTAAATGGTATAAAAATAATGAAATTACGATTTCATACCCTAAAAAACATAATTATCATATGGGACATTTTACTGCATTTATTTTAGCATATCAAAGACTACAAGTGTTAGACCAATTGCTTACTATGAATTACGATAATTTAGTTAGGGTTTGTGTAGATGGTATTTATTATCGTGGAAATGAAGTATTGAGGAAAGGATTTGAACCAAAATCTAAAATGGCGTTTGGTAATGTGGCTGGAGATAGTTATGTCTCTAATATTATCACAGATGTAGTGCAAGAATGGAATTGTGGAGAATATAAACCCAATAATAGCAGAGAATTATATATAGGTGAAGGAGGTAATGGGAAAACTCATAAAAATCTTATGGATAAAGGTTTAGTAAAAGTATTATATATTGCACCATCTTGGAAACTTGCTGAAAAAAAAAGACAAGAATATGGGTGTGATAGTGAAGTGTGGGCGAATATTTTATCCAAAGACCCTGAAAAAATTAATTCTATAAAAAGACGATACAATGTATTCATTATAGACGAAGTATCAATGATGACACAGGAAAACAAACTGGATATTTTTGAGAAGTTTGAAAATATCAAACTCATATTTTGTGGAGATATTGGATTTCAAGCACCGCCATTTACATTAAGTAATGGAATACCAGTGGAAGAAATGGATTCATCTGGATTTGATGTAATATATGAGGAAAAAATCAATCATAGATACAAATGTCCTATATTGAAGGATATAATTGCATCTATTAGGCTTATGATTTACCACGATAGACCAAATGTTGAAGTAAATGCATTTATTAAATCTATGTTTCCAAGAATCACTGATTTGGAATTGAAAGATAGGTATTCAGTGGAAGATATGATTTTATCACGCAGTCATATTGTCAAAGACACATATACTGATATGTTTAAAGACATTCCAAAATGGTATGTCACTACGAATACACGACAATATAAAAACGGGCAAATTATTATAGGTGATAAACCTAATACTACTTGCGAATTAAGACATGCATATACTATTCACAGTATTCAGGGTGAAACTGCTGAAAAAAAACTATTCATAAATATGAGTAAATGCTATGATAAACGATTATTATATACTGCAATTAGTAGGGCAAGACGTGCAGAACAAATTATATTGTTATATTAATATGAATAAAAAAGAAATTGCATATAAACTCAAGCCTATAACTTATTCTAAAATTGTAGATGATTATAACAAACTTTGTAATATAGATTTAGATAATGTTAGTCCTATTTCTCGTGTCGGCAATAATGTAGTAGATTTTTTTACATTCACTGAAAGACTGAATACGAAATCTATTAAGGGTGTATCATATTTTGAATTATTAGATACAAAATTAAAATACTTATCTATACCATCTATAGAAAGGCTTATTTCTGTAGTGAAATTGAGAAAACCATACTATAATGAATATCAATTATGGTATGATGTATTCAAACTATATTTTGGATGTATTAATATTTTCAAGCCATTAAATGCAATGCATATTTATAAAAAATATAAACCTAATATGGTGTTAGATTTTTGTATGGGATGGGGGGGAAGATTGGTCGGTGCATCTGCTATGGGGATATATTATATTGGTATAGAAAAAAATATTGAATTACGAGAACCTTATAATCAAATGGTTGATTTTTTGGATTGTGATTGTAATTTAATTTTTGATGATGCATTGAATGTAGATTATTCTGTATTAAAATATGATATGGTATTGACGTCTCCACCATACTATAATACAGAAATATATAGTGGAAGTGAGAAAATTAGTAAAGAATCTTGGAATAAATCGTTTTATATACCTATTTTTGATATGACATATAATCATTTACAAGTTGGTGGGAATTATTGCCTGAATATACCAAATGATATATATAAGAATGTATGCATACCATTATTTGGTATGGCTGATGATATTATGCCATTGAATAAAGATATTAGGTATAGAAATAAATCTATAAATGAGAACTATAAAGAATGTATATACGTTTGGCATAAAAAATGATTTTCTCAATATAGTTTAGATAATGTCAGCACCATTTGGAAGATGTGGGGGTAAAAGTAGGTCGGCTAAAAAAATAATACCATTATTTCCTAATGATTATACACTATATGTAGAGCCATTTTTTGGAGCAGGTAATATATTTTTTAGACTTCCTGATGATAAAAAAACGAATCCTATAGTAATTAATGATTTAGACGATGATATATTTATCGCTATGAATGGATTGAAAGATAATGCAGAACATATTCATAATAATATAAGAAGAGAACTTATAACAAAGGATGAATGGTATGAATTATTAGATAAAAAAGACGCTATTTCAATTATAGAAAAAATAAAGTTCTCATTTTTTGGTAGGGCAGAATACTATAATAATAGATGCACCAAAAAACAAAATGGTAATATAAAAACAAACTTTTTAAAATATGGACCATTATTGAAAAATGCAATTATATTAAATGATGATTATAAAAAAATTATTGCAGATTATGATGGTAAAGATACATTTTTTTATTTAGACCCACCATATGCAAATACATCTAAAAAACACTATAAATATAATAGTATTGAACCGAATGAATTGCTTGATATATTGAGAACAATTAAAGGGCGATTTATTATGTCATATAATAATACTGAAAATACACGTGATATTTTTAAAGAGTTTTATCAATGCACTATAGATACTACATATGCAAGAACACATATTGCAAATGCTGGTGGTGTAAAAAAAGTAAATGAATTACTCATTTCCAATTTTCATTTGGGATGACTCACATTTATGGAGTTTTACGACAATTAGTAGCAACCCTTTTTTTGAAAATAAAATTATTGTTAGAATTAATTGATAAAATTATTGTGATAATTATTTAATTTTAATCGTTGAATAAGTTGATGATTTTGCATAAACCTTTCTCGTTCAAAATCATCATCAGTGATTAAATCCTCATATTCGCCTTCCGTTAATACTCCATATAATTGACAAGTTGCCAAGTTTTTATTCCAATCATTTTGTCTCATATCAAAATCAATACCCCAATAATCGCTCCATAATTCGCCATCACAATTATACGTTAATTTCCAAAATCCATTTTCAATACCATCATTTATATGCTCCTCATCAAAGGTCTCACCCTCATTTATATGCTCCCCATCAAATATCCCAGATAGTTTGGTTGCAATGGATTTTAGTTTATCATATTCGTTTTTAATCATAATTGCTGTAGGATGTGTAGGATATTCAGGCTGTTGATATTCAGGCTGTTGATATTTATCTACTATACCTGCAAGTCCAGTCGTTATAAGATTTAGTGTGCTGACATCTGTTTCCCGTTCAATAATTTCACGCATAACATCTATTAAATCATTTGTAGATAAATTGTATGATTTAATCATATCCACAATTTGGGCTGACATTTTTGAGTTTTGAAAATAGTTTGAAAATAGTTTGAAAATAGACAATTGTATAAAATATATGCCAAATCCCATTTATAAAAATTGTATTTCAATTTTCTGTTCGTATTTTTAGAAAAATGGCTCTTGATAGAAAAGGATTTGAAAAAATGTCTATGACCGAAATCAGGCTATGGTGGCGTGATTTTTTTTTCGGGATTTTTACCTGAAAAATATTCTCCAGATTTTTTTTAGCCTGACATCTTTTTTAGATTTTTTTAGATTTTTTATGACTGCATTATACGAAACATTTTTTAAAAAATATTTTTTAGATTTTTTAATAATTTTTAGTTTAGCCTGACGACTCCATAAAAATTATTTTTTATTTTTACGGAAAATAAGGACACGATTTTTGCACTCAATTTTTTTGCGAGGTCTTTGATTTTGGGTATGCCACCATATAAGGGGGGGGGT